ATGGATTTTAATTTACGCCACTGTGTAATTCATGAGCTAGTTAAAGAGAGCGGCAGGCAGAAAGTTGAAACAACAATTAAGCCTGTACTTCCAAGCGATGATAAATACGTCTGTCAACTGATAGAGTCTTTGAACGACTTGATCGGCAAAAAAGAGAATCAGGCCGCCCGAGGAACCTTCGATTCCGAGGATGTGACGTTTAAAGTACCTACTGCTTTTAAGACGTATTATGATGGGGCAGCTTCATCTGACGATTTCCATCAGTTCTCGTTAACATGCATGAGTGAACTATCTCGCCAAGCTAAAGATCCAACTAGAGTGGCAGCATCTGGTGGGGCCATAGTCTTTGCCCACTATACTCGTGGTCAATCACATTTCCTTCTGATTACTATGGTTAAGCAGAAGGATGCGCTGCGTTTGGATGAGAACTTAAAGCCAGTGGGAACGGTTCAAATTGACTTAGCAAAAATTCATCAGGCTGCACGTGTTAACTTTGATAGGTATCACCTGTTTGAAACACTTCCTGATGATGAAAAGCTAACTTATTTAGCATTTGTTAGCCCTAAAGTGAATCAGGATGCTTCTGGATATTTCGTCGCAGCTCTGGGATGTTCAGATAGTGTTCCCTCAGCTAAAGCTACAGATGCAGTTCTCAATGGTGTTAGAAGTTACTTTGATGCACACGCAGATATCAAAGCGTATAAAAATGCCGCTTACGATGCTGTGCTGTACCATCTAAAAGAGAAAAAACCGGGGGAAACTGCTTCTCTGGCCGAAATTGAGCATATTGTAAGACAAGCTGTGCCGGCAGGTAAACATGCTAATATCGACAATTTAGTTGAGTATCTCAATGGCGAAGAAATAGGGGTTCCATTAGAGTTTGCTATAAATAGGGCTGTCGTAAACAAAAGAACTAAAGTCAGGACAAAATCCAATGGATGGGAGTTAAGTTTTGAAAAGAAATTCTTCGGTGAACAGGTAGGTTCTGTAATTCAGTATTTGCGTAAAGAAAAGAAATTAATAATTTCTCAGTTGGATGATAATACAATCCAGAAGCTAGAAGATGCACTCAAGAACGAAGGGTAAATTATGTCCTCGATATATTTTGAAAAGTTGGTTGCATTTTACAGAGGGTTAGGAAAACCTTCTGTTATTAACAGCTCATTCGAATATAGAGGACAACTTACTACCCAGTTCGACATTTTTAAAGACTTATGGAATAACGCGGATCAGAGTATTGCAGATTTTGAGTTGAATTTTGACTCAATATCCTGTGGTACATGCTATGAGGATGCTTTTCCTGAAAGTCTAACAGCAGATAAAGATGTTATTCTAACAGTGTCGTTACCTGTTGGTGATTTTAAATTTATTGAGTCATTAGAAGATTTTTTACTCATAGATAATAATTTAAATACTGGTGGTCGAGTTGAGAATGTTTATCTTGTAAAAGAGGATTTTTTATTTGGAGAGGTAAACTCCAAAAATGAACAAGTTCAAAAGGCGTTACAGCTTTCAAAATTCATTACAGAACTTTATGAATTAGCAAATTATAACGATCGTGTAGAGCATAGTGGTCTGCTAAAGCTTGTATTTATTGATACTAGCAACTCGAAAAAAACATCACCGATTGTTATTGAACCCAGAATAACTAGTGAAAGCATTTCTTTTCCTGTGGTTGACTTGTCTATCTTTAAAAGTATAAAGGAAAATGGAACGGATAATGCTCACATTCAAGAAAAACAAGCTATGTTTAGAGTGTCAATTATTGAGGTGCTTAAAGACATAGATGAGAGTAAGGATAAATTTAATTTTCTGATTGAACAATGGGAGTTATTGAAAGAAACATATTACGGGAATTTTGAGTGTTATTTAACTAACTTTTCATTTTTGAAACAGAAAAAAGAAGCAGCTGAAAATTACATGACTGTTTCTTCAAAAATTTCAGGTACTCTTTCGTCTATATCTGGTAAGCTATTTGGGCTTCCAATTTCTTTTGCTGTGGCTGTAGCCATTTTAAAAACAGGTAAATTTGAAAGCATCTTAGCCTTGTTAGGTGTTGCAATAACATCCCTGTTAATTGCGCTTACTATTTATGATCAAAAAAAAGTACTTAAATCGATCATGAATTCAATAGATGCTTTATTTAGTCATACAAAAGCCCAGAGGAGTGGGGAACTGGCAGAGTTAATTTCAAAGCATAAAGAGAAGCTCTATTCTCAAGCAAGGGGTTTAGATGCAGCAATGGTGTTTTTGCTGATTATTTCAGCTTTGCCATTTATGATTTCTTTAGGTGTGTATATGTTTAAATTCCATCCTTCTGTGATTTCGTATTTTAATTGTTTCATCGATGTATTTATGACTCAATTATTTAAGTGATTTTATTAATTGGCGGTTTATCAAGACTAGGACTAATTTGCACTTTTCTGTCATAAATAAGCACCTGACTTTCCGTCTTGTGTCCGCTGAATATTTGCTTATCCCTACTACTCCCTTCAAAATCTGAAATAGCTTTTGCCTTGATATCGTGAAACGTGTAATCTAGTTGTCGGCCAAGTTCCCTTTGTGCGGCACGTACGGCCTTTAGCCAGCGATTATTGAATGTTTTGCGGATGAACTGACCACGATCGTTGTTATAGATAACCAGTGCGTCAGGTGAGAGCTTCGGACATTCTGTCTGTGCTGTTTCCAGCGCTTGCCGAAGGCGGGGCGTCCACACCTTAATTTGCTTTTTCCCTGTCTTACCCTGCTGGATAAAAATCCCCTTGTCAGATATCTGCATCCAGCGCAGAGCGAGTACATCAGCTTGCCGGGCTGCGCACAGGTACGATATTTCCATTACTGCTCTGACGACGTGATCTGCATGTTTATAAATCGCCAGGTAGTCTTCGTCAGTGATGTATTGCTCGCGAGCCTTGAGGGAAAATTTACTGACGCCGGCGCACGGATTTCCCTTAACGTAACCGCGCTCATATCCCCAGCGGTAAACACGGGACATACTGCTCATTTCCTGATTGGCCTGATTTTTACTTTGCAGGCCACGACGATCCATAAACTGACGAACGTCTTCCGGTTTGATTAAGTCAGCTTTAACTTTACCGAATACGGCAAGTAGTTTTTTCTGATGTTGCAGGTAATCCCGCTGGGTTCGTATTGCAAGCTCGGTGTAGTAGGCGCTTTTAAGAAACATCTTCCAGATCTTTTCGAACGTCATCACATCTGAATAATTGCGTCGTTCTTCCTCGTACCGTTTCCATAACGCTGACATGGTGAGGGTGATTGGTCCAAGCGTCACGGTTTCCCGCGAGGTGGGTTTGTAGTAGTAACGCGTTCTGGTTTTTGATACGCGCGGGGGTAGTCTGTTATCACCCGGATCCTTTCTTCTGCGCCCCATTTAAATAGCTCCAAAATCGGGTTTCTCTTCTGTACTGGTCTGCACGGTGATCTGTCCGTTCAGTACAGCGTTGATATGTGTCCAGGTAACCATCGGGCGTCCTTCCCGGTCGGGAATGTACGAAACGCCGCCACGGTCCAGTATTTCCCGTTGTTTGGATGGTTTCTGATAGCCGGTAAACTCAATAAGTTCAGCGTCTGTTAGCAGATCGTTTTCTCTGGTCATGTTGGTCTTTCCTCATCATCCGGTACACAGCGTCGTCAGCATCACTGCAGGCGCGTTCGATGTCTGACTGGGTCAGTGTCTTCTTTCGTACGCTTGCCGATAACCGGCCAATCTTTATATCGAAATCTGTGAGTAAGGTAGCTCCGGGTTGCCATCGCAGCATTGCTGTCTCCTGTAAATAGTGAGACCACAATGCTAGCGGTGGTGGCGGTTTATTTCTGATTACGCTTAATCAGGTTTTCGGGGAGGAATGCGCCTTTCTCGCGCGTAACCTTTACGTTTTTTGGCAGGTGCATACCCAGTTCACAGCGGCTGCGTGCTTCAATAATTCCGTTACTACCGTCCGCGAATACGACGTGGACGGCATCGCCGCGTTTAAGTGATAGTTTCAGCATTGTTAGCGTACCTGTAGTGAGCGTTCGCCGATCTCAAGATGGGCGCCCGGTACCGGATTTAACAGTTCGGCAGGTACTTCTCCACCGTCAGCAGTGATTTGCGCTGCGGCAGCTTCCGCAGCTTCGATCGCTTCTTTGATGGCTTTTTTGTTCGGGGCGATAATCGTCTGAACAGTAACCAGTTCGTCTGGCAGTAGCTTCTCGTTATCGATGACAACACTGATGCTACCTTTTCTGGCGGAAAAGGTATTTTTAGACGTCTTGAGCTTATCCAGATTAGCGGCCATCAGGCACGACAGAATATATTTACGTAATGTTTTATCTTTATTTTCGAAATACTTTTTACGTTCCGCCAGGCGCTTTATTTCTTCATCGCAGGTTTTGGCATGACCGAGATTATTGCGGGCAATTACCATGATGGCATCCAGCTTATCAGCGAGTTCACCTTCAATGCATTCCAGCGTATCGGCGATCATTTCTGGAGTAAGCTCATCAGAGCTTTCCAGCAATTGCAACAGACTGGTATAGTCAGCAGCTAACGCGATTGCAGTAGTCATTCTGCCTTCTCCTGTGCTTTGTTCAGTTCGGCGATACGTTCATCTTTAATGGTTGTCAGCCGCCGTAGACGCCCACCTAAGTAACGCGCGTGCTGTGTATCACCTTTCGCTTCTGCATCCTTGCGATGCACTTCCGCTTCGCGGGCAATCGAAGAATAAACCTTGTTGATCTCGTTCTCTGACACAGCTGATGCAAGGGTGTTTGCGACTCGGGTCAGTTTGTCGTCCAGTTCCTGACGAACGCGGGCTGCATCTTCCGCGTTTTCGCTGGCGTTTTTGAGCGCGAATTCAGCTTTATTTTTCTGGCGATACTCCTGGTTGTCGTACAGGCCCATGAAAATATCAGCGCAGAAACCAAGCGCAGACAGCGCTTTTTTGGTTGCGTCAGTCAGTGATTTTTTTGTCGCTTCACCATCACAAATAAGGCCATGTTTGCTGCTGTAGATATATGGGGTACACCCGAAAGAAATCTCCTCACCGCGTACACCGTTGCGGATGTACCAAAGTCTGATTTTGATAATGTGATGTTTTTCTGTCAGGATGCCGCCGACACCGTCGGGGATGAGTTCCCACGTGTTGTTACCGTCAGTGCCTTTGACTGTGCGAGTAATTGGCGCGCCATTGTCAAAGCGCTCTTCCAGAATATCGACACCCCAGCCGATACCTTTTGGACCAAATTCGCGTGTAGCGATCATGGTCATGTAGGTACCATTGATTGAGGTTCCGCCTCCGTTCACAGAGAACGCAGTAGTAAAACGCTCGTCTGTTTTGAACACGTCTTTCCACAATTCTAGGTTGTCGCTTTCTCCAGCCTGCATTTCATTAATGCTCTTAACCAGTTCTGACGCCTGAGGGAGCTGTTCTTCACGCTTAACGCGATCGACGAGCTGATCCGCATCCTGAACAATTTTTTCCACTTTATCGCTCAGATTTTCATTCTGTTGGTCAGTTGTGTCCTGGCTGGTCGCATATACTCCGTAACCCATATTATTTAGCGTTTCACGAGCCTGCTCCGCCTGGTCTTCTGTAACAGTTTCCTGTTCTGCCACTTCCGTTTTTTCACCTTCATTTGAGGCGGTTTCAGACATCAGATTATCAACGGAGAACATTCCATTGCCGAGGTTTGATACCTGTGGTTGTGTATCGGTTTTAACCCATTTCGGATTGTTAGGGTCACTGATGCCTTCGACATATTCGCCACGATCTGCCGCAAGCAGCTTACCGCTCCTCTCCGCATCGGATTCAGGACATTCGAACTGACCATGCTCAGTCAGCCATGAATCAATATGGCGCCGCAGAGACTCTGGGAAATGGTAAATATCTTTGGCTGGCGTGTTCTGTATAACACCAAAAATACTCGGTCGGTCATATTTGAGGATCTTCTCAGTGGTACGCAGGGCCATTGACCAGCGTTTAAAATCCTCCCGGTCTTCTGCAATGATTTTTTCTGCATCGCGAAGATTTCCTGAAAGCACTGGTGTGTCAGGAGATATAGGCAGCAGGGCGACGGCGATCTCCTGGTCCAGTGTTGCGTAAGTGTGTTTATAACCACGTAGAGGGGCCACTTTAGGACTCTCTATATTATCGCTGGTGTTAAGGGAAGATGTCTTACTTGGTACCATTTCTTCACGCTTACCCGGATTCTCCAGCCAGCGTTTGATAAATTGAGAAATAGCAGCCTTGCCCGGTGTCTGGTCTTCAAATTTAGCGAAGATGGCCTGAATCAGATTGTTTAACCCTTCAATATGCATATGACGAACGGGTTCGTTATTGTGCAGAGCATGAAGGATATTTGAATTAATCCGATCGTCATCATCAAAGGGTTCAGTGTTATTTTCCAGATTATCGAGATAGTCCAGAACCTGAGAATAAAGCACGCCATCTATGGGAGAATTGCTGAACATGAGGACGGCAGCGAACCGTTCCCGGGCTGGTAGCTTCATCAGATCGATGATTTCATTACTGCTTGGTAAACCTGGAACGCTGGTGTCTGGTTTGTTGGCGATCCATTTTTCCCCGTCGAAAGTGTTCGTCTGAGCAAATTGTTCATCAAATTTTCCAACTTCCGGACGAGGCTGACCCTCCGAGTCTTCCCAGATTTTGGGCTTAAAATAGTTGTCGCCGTTTGCCGGGTAGTGTTCCCAGAGTTTGCCAATGACGATACTTTCAGCGACTTTTTTATTTGGTGCTTCGATGCTGATTGCCAGCGCAACAGCACCATCTTTAATAGCCGATTTCTTCGGCTCGAACAGACAGTTGTAAATTGTCATGGTCTTTCCTCTTTGGTTACTGGCGCTGGTCAGGCGCCTGATTTTGCAAGTCGGATAGCTACTTTGATTCCTGCTTTCTTCTGCTTAAAAACCGGGTACTTACCTTTTACGGCGTTAGCGTACACAGTTCCGGTTGTTGGATAGAATTCAACGCGGCGAACACCACCGACAATTGTTAGATGCATAACGCCATTTCCGAAATCGCCGTTGTTCTCATGTTCGAGTACAGACAAGCCAGCACTCATTACCTTGTCGATGATAATTTCAGTCTGCATGGTTACCTCAGAACGGAATATCGCTTTCCTGGACAGGAGAGTGATCAATACACAGCAGTTGCTGTATTTTGTCGTCAACCTGGGCTATCTGATCTTTTGCCAGCGTTGCTATCTTCTCTTTCTGACCACGCAACTGGTCGACCTGAAGAGCAATAATGTCGAAAGGTTCTGGCTGGTTTACATCGATGGATATATCGCGAGTCTCCAGCAGGACGTATTGATCTGGAAAGGTGCGTGACATGTCACAGGTAGCGACAATGTATTTATCCGGAGAAAAAGTGTTGGCGTTGTAATGGATGTACAGCTTTACTGGGATGGCAAGCGCTTCCATAGCGGCTCCTTACTAGTGTATAATCCGAGCCGATCAGCGGCTCATGTCGTTGGTCTTTCCTCGGTGCAGGGTTGGTCCCCTGTACCACCTCCGGAGTGGTTTGGTCGCCGTTCCGGGTAAAGAAACCCACTTCGGTGGGTTTTTTTACATCTGTTGCCCGTCTTTCCGGGCTGTCAGGGCTGGTCATACCCGCCAGGTCTTTCCTCGGTACTGGTTGCTGTGTAAAAAATGGCCCCTCATTGAGACGAGGCAAAGACTACACACAGCAATGGATATTTGATGATCCGTAACGTGGATCATACGGCCTGTTTTTAAGCCTCACGGGGCGTTCTTTACGCGGGCGGACGGCTCAACCGCGTTCACTGCCGTGACAGGGGGCTTGTGTGGTGTTACGCGCCCATTGCTCTTACCTTCCACCACTGCAACGAATCGAATCCAGTTGCGGTCTTTCCCGCATGTCATCGTACTGGCGGCGACCCGCGAATTTGTGCCTGTCTTTCCAGACTGTCAGAACGTTTTTCTGAACAACTGCCGCGTGGTTAGTGCGTCGTTGATGGTGGTGAGCTTAATTAAAGGTAAGTTAACAGTCAATGGTTTTTGCTTAAAAAAAGTTAAGTCGGTTGGTGTGAGAAAATAACCAATTGAATAATATAACTATTTTTTTTGTGATTTTTTTCTGGCAGCTAATAGTTCTTCGAACAGAGCATTGAAGTCATCAACTTTTTGCTCCAATTCAGTCAAATGTCGGTCTTTCTCTGATTCAGGAAGGGAATCGAAAAGCTCAAGCAGTTTCTGTTGACGCTCATCTAACTCTGCGGGGATCTCTGATGGAGGTAATGGAGTTTGGTCTTCATCACCATAAAGCAACCATGTGGGAGAACATTTCAAGGCCTTACTTAATGTGAATAGATTCTTGCCTCGCGGCTGCGTTTCACCACTTTCCCATTTAAATATAGTGACGTGTGAAACCTTCACAGCATCTGCAAGTTTCTGCTGCGACATATCGAGCTGTGTTCTTCTGCTACGGATGCGGTCATTCAGTTCAATGTTCTTCATAGGGTTAATGTAAATTAATTTGACTTACCTTATGTTAAGTTGTAGTTTCCAAACAAACGTTAACGTTAGGAGGCGAATGTGCTTACTCAAGATGCAATAAATTACTTTGGCAGTAAGACCAAATTGGCAAAAGCATTGGGCGTATCTCAGCCCGCAGTTTCTCGTTGGGGAGTACATGTCCCCGAAAAGAGAGCTGCGCGTTTGGCTCTGATGACCGCAGGTCAGCTTGTATATGATCCGTGCGAATACCAGAACATTACAAAGACTGATGATGCAGCTTAACAAGAGGCGTATTCGAAATCTGATTAAGCGTAATCAGATTTTCAGCGACAGGAGACGCGACAAAGTGGAAAACCTCGACGAACTGAAAAGAGAAATCTTCAAGTGGGCTGCGGAACGCGGGCAGGAACATGTTGCCATCGAGATCTCCCGTATGTGGTTTCGGATGGGGGGCAATACCCGCTCTGTAAAACTTCACCAGATGGAGGATTCGAAAGGCAATGCCGACTGGCGGGCCATCAACAATAACCGGCAGCAGATTTTTCGCTGGTTACGTGGTGAGACGAAAGCGGCGAGAACCAAAACTAAAGCGCTGGCCAAAGCTATGGAAGCGGCGCTCCCCGCGGAACGATATGCGCAGTTGGGAATGACAGCTCAGCACTTAATTTGCATTGCGATCCGCGATTTCGCCGCCGCAATAATAGCATTGCTGCTTGATGCCAGGGACCGACCACAGCGGATAGCACAGGCACTACAAGCCATACAGGAAACACAGCGCCTGACCAGCGTTTAACTTGTATCGAGGAAAGACCAATATGCAGACATCAACAGACCGCATCACCTGGCGGAACGGCTGGCGTTTAAATGGCGAACCATCCTGTGCGCATGATGTACGGGGAATATTTGAAGAACGCCTCGCCGCGAAAAAATGGGAAATATACGAACAGCGTAAAGCTGAGATGATCGAGACGTGCGTTTTTCTCACACCGAAAGACTACGAATTAGCCTGTCGTGAACTGGCTGAGTTGCTGGGGATCTGACTATGAGCATGACCCTAATGGCCCGGGCGATGGCAATAAAAACCGGAAACCCAATTCGTAAACTGGTGCTGATTAAACTTGCTGATAACGCCAATGATAATGGCGAATGCTGGCCATCTTATCAGCATATTGCTGATCATTGTGAATGCAGCAGGAGTGCTGTTCGCTCGCACATTGACGCGCTTATTGGCATGGGCGTTTTAACAAAAGAAAACCGCATGGGTATAAACAATGGTAAGGGCAATACGTCGAATGTGTATTACCTGAATCTTGATAACCCTATGCCACCAAAAAGCACAGCCCCTGTGCCGTCAAAAATCACAGGTATGCCGTTAGAAAACACACCCCCTATGCCATGTGGTGGCACCAGAACCAGTCACTCTTTTGAACCAGTCAATGAACCTAATGATCCCCCTAACCCCCAGAAGGGGGAGGGCGACGAATGGCTCCTTGCTGACGCTAAAAAAGCCCTGGAATTCTACAACGAACAAACCGGAACCCGTTGCCGTGATATTAAGCCGTTCGTACTAATGCTGACGCCGACAAAAACACGCGAAGCATACACACTGGCTGAGCTGCAATTAGTTATTCGTTGGGTACTGGCTACCTGGCGCCGCCGTGGTTCTGGTTTGCCAAAACCGGCCAATATTTGCCGCGTAAATCGCTTTGACGGTTATCTCGCGGATGCAGAAGCATGGGCTACTACGGAGGCTGATGTTGATCCGGATGCTGTCATGAACGGCTACAACGAAATATTTGCTGACACACTGCCTGCTGCTGAACTGGATGCCGATCGTCGAGGGATGATTATCCGCCTAGCTGCTCACATGAAAAATCAAACTACGGGGGCATTTCTTGGCTATTTCGAAAAATTCCGCGCTGATGCACCCGATTTTTATTTCGGTGCCAGTGGCTGGCGCGCCAGCTTTGATTATCTGATGAAACCTGAAACGTTGCGTAAAACAAGGGAGGAAGCACTGTGAGTCCTCAGGAACTGGAAGCATGTGTACTGGCTGGCCTGTTGAATGGCGGCGCTTCACCTGATGCATTCGATGTGATCGCCTCCACCCCAGAAGAATCATTCAGCATAGGATTTTATCGCCGTACATTCAGCGAAATAAAAAAACAGGCGCTGACTAGTGGCATGATTGACATGTTATTTATTAGCGAAGCACTGGGTGGTTCGAGTCTGGCTAACTTGTCGGAAATATCCCGTATCCCTGCAACGGTGCCAAACCTCAAAGGCTACGCGAGGAAGATGGTTAAGGCATGGCGAAGTCGTGCGCTGGCGAAGCTCCTGCAGGATGGGGCCGATGGCATTCGTAACGCAGCAAACCAGGATCAACGCGATCAGATAGTCGAAAACGCCGTAGCACAACTGCTGGATATGACTGCCGATAGTGGTGACGTTCAACCGGTACATATCAACGAGCTATTGCCCGCTTACATGGACACAGTACAGAAACGTATGGATGGCGATGAGTCCACGCGCAATTTGCTGACTGGTATTGTGGATCTTGATAACGCAACAGGTGGGATTAACCCGCAGGATCTTATTGTTGTGGCTGGTCGTCCTGGTATGGGTAAAACAGAATTCGCTCTTAGGGTTGTGGAAGGTGTAACGTCAAAAGGAGGTGGAGCGCTCATTTTCAGCATGGAGATGGCTGCTGCTCAGATTGTCGAGCGTTCGCTGGCTGGCGCTGGAAACCTGTCTGTTTCACGTCTGCGTAATCCTCAGGATATGTACGACGAGGACTGGGCACGATTGACTGCCGCCATTGGTGAGCTTACGGACCGGGATATCTGGATTGTCGATGCGACCGACCTTACAGTTGAACAGATTCGCGCGATTGCAGAAACGCACAAACGACGCCATCCGCATCTGGCAATGATTATGGTCGATTATCTCGGTCTGATTAAAAAACCGAAGGCAGAGCGTAACGACCTTGCCGTAGCGCACATTTCTCGCAATCTCAAAACGATGGCTATGCGGCTACATACACCGACCTTTGCGCTCAGCCAGCTTTCCCGCGCGGTTGATGCGCGTCCGGCGGCGCAACGTCGCCCCGTAATGTCAGACCTGCGTGATTCTGGTTCCATCGAGCAGGATGCTGACAGCATTCTGTTTCTGTACCGCGATGATGTTTATAACCCTGAAAGCCCGGCGGCTGGTGTAGCTGAAGTCATTCTAGGCAAATGCCGGTTCGCTGCTGCTGGTACTGTAATTTACCAGGAATTTAAAAACGGACACTTTCTGCCGATCGATCAGCACGTCGGCAAAGAGAAGACCCGCATTCAACTGGAGGCAGCAAAACCCAGAAAACCGCACCGCAAATATTCAGAGAAGTACAACACCGATGCATTTTAAGCGCCTGACCCGCGCTAAATTTAGAGAGGAAAGACCAATGACCGATTTAATTTATCCAAAAGTAGAGACCATTGATGATGCCTGTGACTGGACGAATGTAATCATCTGGCGGATGAACGCCGGAGCCAGAGCGCGCAGCCGTTCAATGTATGTTCCGTGTCCCCGTCCTGTTCCGGTACCGGGATTAACCGTACGTGTACCTTCGACGGTGAAAAAGGTGAAACTGTCAGGGCCAGCACCGCGGCGTCACACGAAAACGCATACTGGCACAGTGATCTATTCCGGCGGTGAGAAGACAGTTAAACTTCGCGAAACCGCAACGGTCTGGACTTCTGGCAGCAAAGAAAATTACGACAAAAAGACAGGCTACAGGGTGGGGGTAACCAGCCGCTGCCGCTTGCTGCTGGATTCGATTAAACCTATAGCAGCATCTACAGAACCTGTCGTTCAGTCCAAATCCAGCGAATTACCAGCGGTACAACTGGTAGCCATCATGAAGGGAAAAACGCTGTCATACCAGGGGATTATGTCCGCCATTAAAAAATATCACCCGGACATCAAAATTACCCTGGAACAACTCCAGAAACGAGTCTTTGCGCTGTGTATGTCTAATTTCGTCGGCATTGAGCGGCATGACGATATGCCCGTTACACACTTTACGCTGAAAAGCGTTGATCCCCGCTTTTACGTTCACTCAGAGAAAAACATGAGGGCTTAAGGTATGGCCGGGCAATCGGACTACCTCCCGCCCGGCTTACCGCTCAATCGTGCCAAATGGCCGCAAGAGTGCCAACTCAAAGAGCATTATGACATGCGCGCCGCCGCGCTCGTTCGCCAGCTCTATGAGCGCAAAGTCACTCGCCAGATGGTTATACAGCACATTGACGCGACGCCGGAGAGCTACCGGGATTTTTTCAGAGGGCGTTTGAATTACTGGCGCCAGATGCGCGAAGGGGGAAATAGTGAATAAAAAATACACATTAATTTATGCAGATCCGCCCTGGGTGTACCGGGACAAAGCTGCAGATGGTGGCCGTGGAGCCGGGTTCAAATATCCCGTGATGAATGTTCTCGACATCTGCCGCCTGCCAGTGTGGGATCTTGCAGCGCAAAGTTGCCTGTTGGCTATGTGGTGGGTTCCAACGCAGCCGATTGAAGCACTGAAGGTTGTCGAGGCGTGGGGTTTCCGTCTGATGACAATGAAAGGCTTTACTTGGAATAAATGTGGGAGCCGCCAGACGGATAAGCTGGTGATGGGAATGGGGCATATGACACGTGCAAATAGTGAAGATTGTCTTTTTGCGATTAAAGGAAATCTTCCTGAACGCATTGACGCCGGGATCGTCCAGTCATTTACCGCGCCGCGCCTGGAGCATTCGCAAAAACCTGACTTTGTGCGTGAAAAATTGGTGCAATTGCTTGGTGATGTTCCACGTATTGAACTGTTTGCTCGCCAGTCCTCTCATGGGTTTGACGTATGGGGAAATGAGTGTGATTCACCTGATGTAATGCTGCTGCCAGGAATAGCTGAATTTATCAAGGAACATGGGGAGTGTGCGGCATGACTAATGCAGCAACAATTCTTGATATGTGCTGCGGTTCTCGAATGTTCTGGTTCGATAAGCAGGACGAAAGAGCAGTTTTCACTGATAATGCTGTTCCCCCACCTTTCGCAGAGGCGCTGGTGAGGGCTAATTTACCTGAATTATGTGTAAGCAGGGAGGCAGCATAATGGCAAAATCAGCATCAGAACGTAAAGCAGCGCAACGCGCCCGTCAGTCTGCCGCTGGTGAGCGCAAGATTGAACTGGTGCTTGATTCTCAGGAGCTGGACATGTTGGAGCGGAACTGCGCCGCCCGCCGCCCGGGTCGTGCGCCGTATGAAATGGGCGAATATATTGCAATGCTAATTCGTCAGGATGATGCGCGAGTTCGTGGACGTATCAAATCAATCAGCGCAAATCAATGTGGAAAATGCGGCGACGCGCTGCCGATTACATCATGCCCATGTGCAGGTGATTCTCAGTGCTGGGTTACGTCTGGATGGCATGCGGTGAAACTAACAATGTGACATGTCACGCCAGTCTGCACCATGTAAATAAACCGCCAGAAAGGCGGTTTTTCTTTATTTAACATACTGTTAAATAATAAATCCATTTCATTTTTTAACGTTTTGTGCCTTTAAAAGTTTGCACTTCCAATTACTAAGGAGTATATATACTGGATATCTATACAGTTATTGCAGGGAGGGCGCGTGTTTAAAAAGACGGAGATAGGGGAACATCTCCCCGATAATGGTCGCGTTCTTATTACCTGTAAAAATGGCAAGGTGATGTCTTTAAGAAACGTGTACGACGATGAACATGTCGCATCCCTTAAATCATTGTTAGAACTGGCAGAACAAGCAGGCTGTATTGTTGTTCAAAAAGGTAAACAAAGGGTATAATCACGGTACCGGACTGAACACCCGGCAAACTGTATTTCTGAGCAATTGCTGCGCTAAAGGGGAAACCAATGGCGCAGTATTCATTTGTAAAATCAGCGGGCGGTGTACTTATTCCAGCAACCCCGGATGCTCGCGAATTTATCGACAAAAAATTTCGTTTGGGCGCTGTTTTGTATGCCGACTTTAAACAGGCACGTAATGCAGCGTTTCACAGAAAATTTTTCGCACTCCTCAATCTCGGGTTCGATTACTGGCAACCGTCGGGCGGTGCAATATCCCCGGCAGATAAAAAACTGGTTCGGGGATATGTACAACTGGTTGCTCACTACGCGGGTCACGAAGAAACACTCCAGGAACTGGCCGATCAATATCTGCATGAAGAAGCTGAGAAACGCGCCAGCAATATCAGCGCCGTCAAATCCTTTGAAGCGTTCCGCGCATGGGTGACAATCGAATCAGGTTTTTATACTGAATACCAGATGCCGGATGGCACCAGCCGCAAAGAACCAAAATCTATATCGTTCGCAAAAATGGACGATATTGAATTCTCCCAACTTTATAAATCCGTTCTTGATGTGCTCTGGAATTATATCTTATACCGCACATTCCCGACTCAGCAGGCAGCGGAGAACGCCGCCGCCCAACTATTCAGTTATGCCGCATGAAAAAAATCGATCTGACAAAGCAGGCCCGCGATCGCATGTGTACTGTACGAATTCCGGGGATCTGTAATTTCAATCCTGAAACCAGTGTGCTGGCCCATTATCGCATGAGTGATACCTGTGGAACGGGCATTAAACCACATGACATGCAAGGTGCCATTGCATGCAACTCTTGTCATGACGTAATCGATGGTCGTGTGAAAACCGATATTGATCAAGACACCCTGAGGCTATATCACGCTGAAGGTGTTTTCCGTACTCAACAGATATGGAGAGAGGAAGGCTTTATATGATTTATCCTTCAACTTCAGGAAAACCCGATGAGACATTCCGGCTTCGCACGCTCGAATCCGTGTGGATTCAGGGTAAATTACGTATGTGGGGCCGCTGGTCACACATAGGCGGAGGGACTGGTGGTGATATGTTTAATGCGCTTCTCGCTTCGAAAAAAGTGAGTAAAACCGCCATACAGCAGGTATTACGGCATCTCAAAGCATCAGGTTTAAGTAAGGATGAGTTGCGGGAATATTTTGAGGATCTACTTGCCGGGAAAAATAAAAGTCACCTGGCTTTTTGCACAGATGCGGAAGGGCTTATGATGGATGCTGTGATCGGTGAAATCCTTGTTCGTGCTGGCCATAAGAAGCTGTTTGGTCTTATCTGCCAGCGATATAAGCGTCGAATGAGCAAAAAGGCAATGGCGCGAGAACTAAACGAAATGCATCCGGAGTGGTGCCTGAGAACCTGCGAAAGCAGAATTGATGTCTGGTTACAAATGGCAGAAGCAATGTTGTATCAGCCAATGTGTGAAGTATTCGAAAAAAAACCTGACAGATTTCGTTTGCATGATTGCGCGGGTGTTGCTTGAATTCAGATAAGCTCGCGAAGCTTTATCCGCAGCGACAGATTCAAAGAAGAACCCGCCACGGCGGGTTTTTTCGTTTGTAGGTCTCGGTAATCATCGGGGCTTTTTCACATTCAGGGCTCACTGGCGGACGGCTCATAACCCAATCCGACAGACGCTTGCGTAGAGCCCGTCCACTATATCAGGCTCCGGGAACCACCATCGATATTACCTACGTAGCAAACGCAGCCCGTGAAGCCTGACCCTTTGATCACACACTGCGCCATCTGAGCTATCGGTGGTGGGGCTATGACTGGAAAGAGCAGCCTGTACAACAGGATTTGAGTTGTGGTTTCTTGCACCGCGGCATTTTCTGCTTCGCCCTATACTATTTGCTTAGTCTTGCGGAGGTGTGAATGAAAGAAGGGTATTACTGGATTCAGCATAACGGTGTTGTTCAGGTGGCATACTATACGAATGACACAGTTGACGATCTGGAATCTGGACAGCTTATTGTCGGTGTCTGGCATCTGCCAAGGGGCGATGATATCTGCCATAACGGTGAAGCAGAAGTACTGTCGGGGCCGTTACAACCACCAGCTTAGATATAGAACGCGCTGGCGGAGCTTGGAAGACGGCTTGAAATATTAGCTGCGTAAATCATACCCCTGATTTTCTGTATACCACTGCCACGTAGCGGGGATTGGCTCCCGCACCCATCACAAGGCTGCGCTATTGCGCGGCCTTTCTTTTTCCACTTACCCGACATCCGGGTAGTCCATTTCCCGGACAGGGGAAGTTATGACAATGGATAAACATACGACATGGCTGGCCTACATCTGGGCATTAATCAGCGGCATATGCGCCCAGTGGACGTTAAACGACTATGGCGCGCTGATAGGTATTGTTCTGGGTATTGGTACGTTTCTGGTTAATAAGCATTACAAAAAGAAATCAGAGCAGGCTCAGGCAAGACAGGCTGCCGCGATGGAAGAGCGTAACAGGCTAATCGCCCGGATTCTGGAAAAAAACGACCATGACAGCACGTTAAAAATGTTGGCGGTATCTGAAATGCCGGAGGGCAATAATGGCGCTCAGGACAAAAGTTAAGGCCCTTCTGGCTGGTGGCGCGAGTGCAATGGTGATAGCGGCGGCGATGATTGGCGGTAATGGCGGTCTGGAAGGCAGGCGCCACGAACCCTATCGAGATGTGGCTGGCGTACTTACCGTATGTGATGGACATACGGGAAAAGACATTGTACCTGGCAAGCACTATACCGATGCGGAGTGTGATGCTCTGCTGAATAAAGACCTTGCACTGGTCGCAGCCCGCATTGATCCACTGATTAAGGCCAGTATCCCGAACAGCGAAAGAGCTGCGCTCTACTCCTTTGCGTACAACGTTGGTACTGGCGCGTTTGCCAGGTCAACCCTGCTGAAAAAACTCAACGCTGGTGATCTGGCCGGAGCCTGCAACGAGCTTAAACGCTGGACGTATGCAGGTGGTAAGCAGTGGAAAGGGCTGGTAACGCGTCGCGAGATCGAGCACGAGGTGTGTACGTGGGGGCTGAAATGAACCGTATAACCACGGGCGTAATAGCCTCATTGTTGATTGTGGTCGCGGTACTGGCATGGGCAACAGACCATTACCACAGTAACGCGGTACGGTTCCGGCAGCAGCGGGACACCGCCACTCACAACCTGAAGCTGGCGAACGAGACTATCAGCGATATGCAAACGCGCCAGCGTGACGTTGCCGCCCTCGATGCAAAATATACGAAGGAATTAGCTGATGCACAGACCAGGAATACTGATTTGCAGCGCCGCCTTGCTGCTGGTGGCCGGGTGCGCGTCGAAGGGCGATGTTCAGTGCCCACCCGGACCGAAACCGCCAGCACCAGCCGCGTGGGCAATGCTGCCACCGTCGAACTCTCTCCAGGTGCTGGACAAAACGTTCTCAATATCCGCGCCGGAATCATCAGCGACCAGGAAAAACTGAAGTATTTGCAGGAGTACATCCGGACGCAATGTCTGAAATAAAAGACCCGGAGATGGACACCTGCATCTCCGGGCGGAAGACAAACATGTTCAGAATCGTCATTAAAAGCACGCCATGAAATCTTATTTAGTTGTTTCTGGAGACTATAACCAGTGAAATAATCCCCAGATGATTGATGATATAACATAACAAAACATTAGCCAGTCTGACCACTGGCTTTTTTACATCTGTCAACGAGCCCCGGACAAAATGAGCGGACAGAACTGAAACCTGATAACAAGGAAAATTAATGAAGGCAAAATTATTCGTACTGGCCCTGGTATGTGTGTCCCTCGCCGGTTGTACAACGCTTTATTATCGGTAATGACTATGCGCCGTATATTAGCCACCGCTGCCGCACTTTGTCTTGGCGGCTGTATTACCGTGTATGGTCCGGTTAAAACGGGCGGGCAGCAACAGCAGGACAGCCAGTCCGGGCAGCAGCCAGGGATGAGCGAACAGATATCAACCTCATTCATCGGTAACCGTAAACCGGATGAGTTGTTGAATGCCGTGGCGCTGTATTTCAGGGAGAAGGCCATCACAGCCAGTGTTAACGACCAGACCACAGGGATTATCGCCGGTACCGGGGATGACCCGGAACTGAGTTCGTTGTATCTGGACTGTTCACTGTTACCGCAGACACAAAATATACAGGAGCATTACCGTATCGTCGCGCAGGTCTGGAGTGCCGGTGAAGGCAGTAATGTTTCGGTAATGGTGACAGGCACTGCCGGACTGGATACTGCCGACGGTAACGACAAGGTGAAACCGGTGGAGTGTAAAAGTACCGGGATATTTGAGAAGGATTTGCTGGAACGGTTACGTAAGTAAGCATTACAGCAGGCATTCCCTGAGTGTCTGCGATAATGCCCTTGAATTATGTTGTGAAATCCCCATTTATATTTTGTAGACCACCACTTCGGCAGGGTAAAAAAGGGAATTGAAATGTTAAAAGATTATTTTGCGAGATTAACGACAGATCAAGAAAGGCGAGTTATGGCTGTAGAAGCTGCATTAGAGATCGCAAAAGCTTCTGTGAGCGCGCCATCTTCCTATAATGGTATTAAAACTGAGTTTGATTTGAAGAAAGTCGCATCAGAGATTAACGCCTTAGCTGACGCTATCCAGGACGCTCTGGAAACCGATGATGACGAAGAGTAATTTTTCTATCTGATTAATTACCCGCTACGGCGGGTTTTTTATTGCCATCACCATGGGGAGTCCCATGTAATGGTTTTAACTTCAGGTGCAGAATTATGGCAAAACCGGACTGGGGAGCACTGCAACACCAGTTCCTCGCCGAGCATGCTAAATCCGGTATATCCCCAAAAGACTGGTGTGAAGCGCAGGGACTGAATTACGCTACTGCCCGCCGTTACATCAAGAAACCGACTGCGCAAAGTGCGCAAAAAAATGCGCAGAAAAAAATGCGCACTGCGCAGGCAAAAAAAAGCGCAGAAAAACTTCTTAATAGTGAACTCACTCCCCAACAAAAACGCTTTGTCGCTGAATACCTCATAGACCAGAACGCAACAGCCGCAGCAGAGCGCGCTGGTTACAGTGACGCAAGCTACGGTAGGCAACTCCTAACATTACCTCACGTTGCGCAGGCAATTGCGCAGCAGCAAAGAGATTCACTGGTGCGCACTTTGGCGAGTGCAGATGAAGTGCTCGAAAAAATGTGGCAGCTCGCTACGTTCGACGCTAACGAAATCTCGCAATATCGCCGTGGATGTTGTCGTTACTGCTGGGGCTTTGGTCATAACTACCAATGGCGTGATGTTATTGAGTTCGAAGAGAGGGAAGCGGAGGCAAAAGCCAAAAAAGGGAAAGAGCCGGACGATGCTGGCGGATATGGCTACAACCACAACCGCGAGCCTAACCCTGATTGTCCCCGATGTAATGGTGATGGTGTAGGACGACCTCATTTCGCTGATACCACCAAACTGTCCCCGATAGCCCGCCTTGCTTATTCCGGTACGAAACTGGTGAAGGGCGGTATCGAGATATCGACCATCAGTCGCGAAAAAATGTTTGAAGCGATTATGCGGCGCCTGGGGCTGGCTGAATCCGAACTGGCGCAACGGTTGTTGGATCTGGAAATCCGAAAACGCACCGCCGAGGCTGAACGTCTGGAACAGGAAGTTGAGCTTAAGCGTAAAGGCAAGGGCAAAGACGACGAGCCGACAGTGGTCATTAAACTGGTGAATTCCCCTGATGGCGACTGAACATGTTATTGAGTTCCTGCCGTTCCATGCGGGGCAGAAGAAAATTTACCGTTCTCCGGCAAAGCGAAAAGTCATCCGTGCCGGGCGCCGCTTCGGTAAAACCACGATGCTGGAGCAGGCTGGTGGAAACTGGGCGGCTCGTCAGATGCGTGTTGGCTGGTTTGCGCCGTCTTATAAAATCCTGTTGCCGTCGTTTAAGACCATCCGTGACCTGTTAAAGCCGATCACGATTAGTTCCAGTAAGACCGATTCGATTATTGAACTGATTGGCGGCGGTCTGGTTGAGTTCTGGACGCTGGATAATCCCGATGCCGGGCGCTCCCGAAAATATCACAAAGTCATTATTGATGAGGGCAGTCTCGTCAAAAAGGGCATGAGGGATATCTGGGAACAGGCCATTGAGCCGACGCTGCTCGACTTTGACGGCGATGCGGTGATGGCCGGTACGCCGAAAGGCGTTGATGACGAGAATTTTTTCTATCAGGCCTGTAATGATAAATCGATGGGCTGGGAGGAACATCATGCGCCGACTGCGGCTAACCCGACAATTAATCCGGCGGCGCTGGCCCGAATTATCGATGGTCGCCCTCCGCTGGTGGTTCAGCAGGAATACAACGCTGAATTCGTGGACTGGCGCGGGCAGAACTTTTTCAAGCTCGACTGGTTGCTGGAGAACGGCGCGCCTGTTGATTATCCGTTTTCCTGCGATACGGTTTATGGTGTTGTTGACTGTGCGCAAAAGGGAAAACTCCAGAACGACGGATCCGCGTGTATCTGGTTTGCGCTGGATAACCTGCCGTCGCCACACCTTATCATTCTGGACTGGGACATTATCCAGATTGACGGGTATTTCCTGAAAGACGTTGTGCCGCAGTGGGAAGGTAAAGCTAAACACCTTAGCGAAATCTGCCGCGCCCGTATGGGGACCACAGGCCTGTTTATTGAGGATAAGGCAACCGGCATCACCCTGTTACAGCAGGGCGCTAACGAGGGCTGGAACGTCCACCCTGTCGACAGTGAGTTAACGTCACTTCCCAAAGAATCCCGCGCCATCAACATTTCTGGTTATGTGGCGTCCGGGAAGGTACGCATTTCTAAATACGCCTTTGACAAAATCGTTGAGTACAAACAGTCGAAGAAAAACCATCTTCTGACGCAGGTACTCCAGTTCATCATTGGTGAAGAAAACCAGGACGACGATCTGTTTGACTGCTTTAACTACGGTGTCGCGCTTGGTCTTGGTAACGGAGAGGGGTTCTGATGCAGGACGACGACGATATTTGCATGGGCAGCAATGCTGGCGTCCTCAGCAAGATTCTGGAGGGCGGGAGCATTGAACCCGGCGCGCAGGCGGGTTATGAGCTCTGCAAGCTGATTTATTTGTTTCATCCGCTGGGCGGAAAGATGGTCGACCGCCCGATAAAACTGGCGATGTCGGAACCGCGAACTGTACATGTTACTCGTGGACCTGAAAGGCGCCTGCGTGAAGCTTTCGAGCGCGAGTGGAAAGCGATTAAAGCCGATCGCATCATTGCCAATACAGCGCGTCAGCCCCGAATTTACGGTGTTGGCGCTGTGGTGATGCTTGTCGACGGAGAGCCAACGAACGAAGCTGCTGAGTTTGAGTCGCTGTATAAAAAGTCCATCACTTTTAACGTGCTGGACCCGATGAATACTGCTGGCTCAATTGTGATGAATCAGGATCCAAATTCCGCTGACTTTCAAAAGGTCGGGAATGTAACAGTCGCCAGTAAGCCATATCACCATAGCCGGTGCTGTGTGATGATGAACGAGGATCCGATTTATCTGGCCTACACGCCATCATCATTCGGCTTTGCCGGGCGCAGCGTTTATCAGCGCGCGCTGTATCCGCTGAAATCATTTATTCAGTCCATGCGCGCTGACGACATGGTGACGATTAAAGCCGGACTGCTGGTGGCGTTCATCAAACAGGCCAGCTCTATCGTCAATAACATGATGCAGAAAATGTCCGGTATTAAGCGCTGGATGCTGAAACGCGGTGGCAATGGTGATGTATTGCAGGTGGGGGAACACGACAAAATTGAATCTCTCGACATGCAGAACCTGGAAAAACCGCTTGATACCGCCCGTAATCACATTCTGGCGAATATTGCGACGGCGGCAGACATGCCCGCGATTCTGCTCAACAGCGAGACGTTTACGCGCGGATTTGGTGAAGGAACAGAGGACGCAAAAGCGGTCGCCCAGTATATCGACGATGTGCGCAAAGATTTACAGCCGCTGTATGATTTTTTCGTTCGCATCGTTCAGTACCGGGCGTGGTCGCCTGAGTTTTTCGAGGCGCTGAAAAACGATTTGCCGGAATACAAAAGTATCAGTTGGGAGGCGGCTTTCAGTTCCTGGGTGAACAACTTTGATTACGTCTGGCCGTCATCGCTGAAAGAGCCTGAAAGCGAAAAAGTTAAAGTCGATGAAACACGCTTTAAGGCGATTACTGAGATGCTGACTGTGCTGTTGCCACAACTCACCAAAGACCCGCAAAACAGGGCGACACTCATTAAATGGGCCTGTGAGAACGCCAATATGAACGAAAACCTGTTTGCGGATCGTCTGGAACTGGATTACGAGCAGCTTGAACAAAATCCGCCGGATGCAACACTGCCTGGTGAGGGGAATTTTGATGAACTCCTTTCTGAAAGAGCTGCGTGACGCGATTAAATTCTTTCTGGAACATGGTTACAGCAGTGAAGAAAGTCTGATTATGTGGACTGAGCGCCTGCGTAATGCCACTGAGGATAAAATCGGCGGCGATGATTTTTACAGATATGTGTCCCGGCGTCTGACTGCTGCTTACGATCTGGAAGTTGGCCGGGAGAGGGCGCTTAAGCGTCATCCTGGCGTCAGCCGTTTCACACTGAATTATCTTGAACCAAAACTGCGGGCAGAGCTGGACAGGCGGATTATGGCTTCTGCCGACCTGATAAAGCTGAACCGTACACAGGCTGTTGACCGGACAATTCAGCGTTTCAGTGGCTGGGCAACCAGCATTCCTCCCATTACATCGATAAGTCCCGGTTTATCCGCTTCATCGCGTTCTGGCGTGGTTGCCACAAGCCAGCATATCGCCAAATCAGCGCGGCAGATTGATTTTGAACGGCGCCGCGTGATGGTGGACCAGACACATAAGCTGATTGCCAATATCGATAACATCATTGCGACCGATGGCGGGGCGATTGCGGCGGTGTGGCACAGCCACTGGCGCCAGCCCCATTATGACTATCGGGAACCACACAAAGACCGCGACCTGAAAACCTATGCGATACGCGGTAACTGGGCGTTGAAGAAAGGATTTATGAAGGCGGGGCCGGCTGGCTATCTCGATGAAATCACTCAACCGGGCGAAGAGGTATTTTGTCGTTGTTACCTGACATACATCTACAACGTGCGCAGTCTGCCGGATGAAATGAAAACCGAGAAATGGCGAAAATTTACTGAGGGGAATATGTCAGTCGGTCGCCGAACAGCAAATTTTGAAGGCTTCAGAAACGGAGGATAAGTGAACACCTACGCTGCCGGGATCCTGTTTAAGTCTGGCGGGAAAATATTTCTGGTTAAGCGTGGGGATGATGGTTCGTGGGCGGTACCGGGCGGAAAACTCGAAGAGGGGGAGACGCCTGAAGCCGCTGCAAAGCGTGAAGTGCTGGAAGAATGTGGGTTTGATTATTCCGCACCGCTGACGCCTCATACCCTGATTGATGGCTATGTTACCTACCTCGCTGATGATGCTGAGCAATTCGACGCGGTACTGAACGATGAAAATCAGGCCTGTGGCTGGTTTTCTCCGGATGAACTGCCGGAGCCGTTGCATCCCGGCATGGTGGCAATGCTTGATGCCGAACCACTCAATGAAAAGGACGTTGCCGGGCTTATTGCCGACGGGCAACTCACATCCCCGCAGTTTTTCAGAAATATGTACCTGTGGGCGCTGCGTATCACCGGAACGGGTGTTACCTGGCGTTCTAAGTTCAGGCAATACGCTTACCGTTCTCCCGAGAATTACCTCACTGATGATTTCCTCGCCCGCTGCTCTGGCCTGCCGGTTATCTGGCTGCACCCGGAGAAAAACACGCTGAACAGCGAGGAGTACGCCGCGAGGACTATCGGTGCGATTGCGTTTGCCTGGATCCAGGGTGATGAGGTGTGGGGAATGGCCCGCATCTACGACACTGACGCCGCCACGATTCTTTCAACGCGGCAACTGAGTACATCCCCCACGGTGACGGGCGGCGATGACGTTCTGATCAACGTCGACGGCGAGCCGCTGCTGCTGGAGGGGAACCCTGTTTTACTGGACCACCTGGCTATTTGTGAGCAGGGCGTCTGGGACAAGCTGGGGGAACCGACGGGAGTTAAATCCGACACACTTTTGAACGAGGTCCAGAAAATGGATGAAGAAAAAGTATTAGCACTCATTAACCAGGCGCTGGACGCTCGCGAAGCCCGCGCAAAGGCCGACGCTGAGGAAAAAGCAAAAGCAGATGCTGAAGCAGCAGAAAAGGCGAAAGCTGATGAAGATGCCGCCCGTCTCAAGGAAGAGGAAGAAAAGGCGAAGGCTGACGCCGAAGCAAAGGCCAAAGCGGACGCGGAGGCAGAAGAAAAAGCCAAAGCGGATGCCGAACTGGAAAAAATCCGCGCAGACATGGAAGAAATGAAAAGTCGTGTACCGCAGGAACTCAGCGATGAAGAGCGCAATGAAATCGCTGATACCCAGTGTAAGGCCGACAGCGTGTTTGCTTCATTTGGTGAGCGCGCGCCGCAGCCGATGGCGGGAGAACGCGCTATGCCATACCGCCGCCGCATCATGACTCGCCTGCAAAAATATTCTTCTGACTATAAAGAAGTGGATCTGCATGCCATCGCAGACAGCCAGCTCCTGAGTATTGCGGAGAAAAAAATCTATGCCGATGCGCAGGCATCAGCGGCATCCAGTCTGGAGCCCGGAGCCGGGTTACGTGAAGTCATCCGCACCGACGCCACCGGACGCCGTATCAGTACCTTTATCGGCGATCCGTCCGCAACATGGGCACCGTTCCAGGCCGTCAGCCGCAAAGTCGCTGGCATCAAACAGTAATCAACCGGAGAACAATAAATATGGCGAGTGCATTGTCAGTTAATCCAATGCAGACCACTAACGCGCGCGGCACGTTCTACGCGAAATCTGATGGTCTTATCCAGGGTGTGGCGCTGGACGATCCGGCGGCACGTTATGCGCTGGCATCCGGTACCCTTGCCAGTGATGAAATAAAACCTTTGTGGGGCGGAGTGCCGGTTAACGAACTTGTACCGGGCGCCTCTTCTGCACCACGTGGCAGCATTATCAAACGCGCAGCCAGCCTTTCACAACTGGTGGGCTTTTCCGTGTTCAACCAGGCACACAACGGCCTGACCACGCCGCAATCCCCGGTACCGCTTCTCCTCAGTAATATGAGCGTGTCGTTTTATCGCCTGGGCTCAGGAATGCGTGTTCCGGTCAAAGCCTCTGATGCCGTGATCTCTCTGGCCAGCGCGGGGATTTCTGTTAATCAGCCGCTGGTGTGGAATTTTGCGGAGGATTGTCTGGATGTGTTCAGCACTGCGGCGTCTGATGTGGCTACAACCGCTATTACCTGGACTGCGCCTACCGCGAGTCTGGCAGGATTTGCGACCGCGACGACTGCCAGCGCGCACAGCCTGAAAGCTGGGGCTTATGTAGCGATTTCTGGCGCAGTTCCGGCGGCGTACAACGGTACTGTCCAGGTACTCAGCGTACCGTCGGCGACAACATTCACTTTTACTCCGGTTTCAGTGCCTTCAGGCAATGCGACCACGCAGGGAACCACAGGCGCGGCAAAAGAGCAGGATGTCGCCCTTCCGGTAAAAATCATCGAAATGCAGATGGGTAACAGCAAAACCGTTTCTTACGATTCGGCGACGGGCTTTGCTACCTGGAACGACAGCGGGAACGCTGCGGTAATTCTGCTGTAATCAGGAGAGGCTAAGAGATGCCAGCTATTACACCCGCTTATCAAATTGTAAATCCGTCGTACATCATGCCGGAAATGATCCTGTCATACCAGCAGGCATCCGGTGCGTTTTCTGTCATGGCAAGCGGTAACCCGCTGGTTCGCCTGGCAGACGGCGACCAGTACGTTTATATGAAACGCCTGGATATTCGCACTCAGGTCACCTCAAGCCAGTCAGGTAACGCCAACCAGTTACCCTCTGTGGCACTGGAGGCCCGAATGGTCAGCACGCCGACATATATGTTCCGTGCCCGCGCCATTTACGATCATCACGATATGGCCGCAGCGGGGAACTGGGGGATTGCGCTTCCGGAAGCCCAGCGACTCGGTACCCGGCAGGCAATTTTTCAGCAAATGCGTAACGCGCTGCTCTATGGAATGAACCCGGCGGGCGGTGAGGGGGTACTGAACACCAACGGTGCGACCACTATCAGCCTGCCGGCAGACAGCCGCGGGAACACTACCGTACTTACTTACGATCATGGCGAAATGGCGGTATTCCTGCTGGCGCAGATTCAGGCGATCCGCACCCGAACTATGCAAATGGGCCGGGCGTCACGCATGGTTATCCTCGGTCCTCAGCGCACGCTGGGTACCATGGAAATGCAGCAGATCGTTCAGTTGACCAGTTACCAGCGTCCGGGCGGTGGTACTTCCACGGTGAAAGGCACCGTTAATGGTGTGGGGGATGATGCTGATTGTGAAATTGAATGGGGTTATGACGATACGCTGATTGGTGCCGGGGCAAACGGAACGGATGCGATCGTCATCGCCATGCCGGAGGTCGAGCGCCCTGAGGTTAACGCGAAAATCAACACCAACGAGTTCGCCAGACTGAGTCCGTCACTGGAAGCCACATCACTGATGCTGTGCGACATGGCGGCACCGCGTGAAATTCCCACCCCTATTGCAGGCGGGGCGATCGATGTGCTTTCCGAACTGCGTTCCACCTCTGGCTGGGTGCTTCGCCCTGAAGCGCTGACCATCATTTCGATGAAGTACAGCGATTAATTTTCCCTCGCTGATTTCCCTGCGTACCGGAGGGTGCGCGGGGATTTTTTACCCAGGAGTAAACATGAAACTGTACATCGCCAACACCACCAAACAGCGCCACGATTTCGCCTGGCGCAAGCCGGAGACGGGGCGTCTTGTTTATCACCCGATTAATGCAGGCTCTCAGGCCGTTGTCATTGATGGTACCCGCGCCGAAATCGACCTTATTATTCAGCAGCACGCCGATTATGGTCTGATTGATGCGACAAAAATCGACCAGAACCGTATTTATATCGGGTTGTGTTACAGCATTGATAAGCCGGTGTCGTCGAAGGTTATCGAAAAGGCCATGCGGGATAACGATGGTCACCTGAACCGTGCAGCGCACGATCGCCGTCAGGCTTCCGTACTGGCAACAAATAACGCACTCACTGAGCAGGAAAACGGCTATCTCGGTGAACTGGAAGTCAGTGCAGAGCAGCGACTGAACGCCACCGATGACCGTGACGAAACAGCGTTTGTTGATGAAACACTGGCGGTTAACACGGGAACTAAAAAGAAAAAATAAGCGGGGTGTGTCATGCCTGAACTGGCCGGATTTATCCTGTTTATCCGTAATACGATGGGAGTTAATGCCGACGCGTTAGCCGATGATGATCCGGCCGTTAGTCTCTCCTGGTCAATGTCCCTGGATTGGGTGAACCGGCAGATCGCCTGTATCAGCCCGGTTCTGTATTCGCAGGCTGTTTATAACCTCGCGGCCTCCTTTCTGCTTAACTTCGGTCCTGAAGTCGCTTTCGGTCCGGTACGCGAAAAACTGGGTATCAACAATTTTACTGCTGGCGTTATCAGCGCCTCTTCCGACGAATCAACCAGTCAGACGCGGGTTGTCAGTGATGCACTGAAAAACCTCTCTCTTGCAGATCTGCAACAACTCAAAGACCCGTATGGTCGGTGGTATCTGGCAATTGCGCAGCAGTACGGCGATTTGTGGGGGCTGACGTGAAACTTCACCTGGGCGTGATGGACATTCCCTATGAAAACGAGAATACGACTACTGGCGATGTGGCCGAAATTCTTGAAGGGAAATACCGGATCATGCAGACGTTCTTTGACCGCCACGGCGAGGAAATTGCACAGATGATGAGTAATGACCTTGCCGCTGGTCTCGAAAATATGCTCGCAGGCGCGCCGCTTCCTGCGGATCCCTTCGCGGAATCCATGTCACAGGTGCATCACCTCTTTGTCGCTTTCCTTGATAACGAGGAGATGAACGGCACAGAAGGTGTGCCTACTGCCCGCGCACAGGAGGGGATTAGCAAGCGTTTTAAAAACAGGAAAGGGGAACCGCGGCCCTCTTTTATCGATACCGGTATGTTTCAGGCGTCAATGCGTGCCTGGGTAAGTGGGGTGCTGAATGCCTTCCCTCAGTGAACTCTCTCAGGCTAAAACGGAACTCAATGCGTCGCTGGTGCAGGGGCTGGATGATATCAGCCGTTCGGCATCTGTTACGTTTACTAAATATGTCCGGAAAGTGCTTCCCCTTGATGGCTTTGTTTTCTGGGTAAAGGCGTCAGTTCTTGCGGATGATCCTGATACTGAACCGGATACAAAGGAGGTAAAAGGCTATCTGCACCTGACTACTGAATCTATCCAGGATGAAGAACAGCTCTACGATAAAAATGTGGTGACATTCACCGCGCAGGCCGATATTGATCCGTTTAATGATATTGGTTCTGAGGTGCTTTATATCGGGGAGTTTTACGGCATTCAGTTTGCTTTCTCGCGCCGTTCCGGGCTGAACGAACCAGCGAACATTTACCATTATACCGGACATGCCATTTATCCGCATATGATGTCGCAGATTATTAATTCTGCCGACGATATCGATCTTGCGGATGTGGTGGTTTCCAACTCATTACCGATCTGGCTCTCTCTGAGTCATTTCATGCCGATGTACCCGGCAATGCTTTCCGTGCAAAACCTTGCGCCGCCCTACGCTACAGTGAAATGCGGAGAACCGAGCCCTGTGGCCGGAGCCTTCTGTCTCGACGAGAAGCAGAACCAATATCAACTGGTTTCTGAGGACGTGACACTCACCGTGACAGGGCTGCGTAATGCTGCCGTTGAGGATTTTCTGCGCTATGTGCAGGACTACACGCTCAGCGATAAAGCCGAAATGGGCGTAATGAATATTCCTGTGATACAGGATGAGCGCGTCACGCAGAACGAGCTCAACATTATCGCCATGCGGAAAAAGGTCAAATTCAAAGTTAATTACTACCAGCAGCGGATGAGGAACGTCGCCCGCAGGCTGATCACGTCTGCAATTCCGTCCATTTATGTGGAGAAATAATCCAAATGGCAATAGTAAATATTAATGTGTCGGTGACCAGTCCGCCGAAACCCTCCCAGTTGTTAAAGTCAGGCGCTCTGGTATCAACGGGGGGAACCACGCTGGCGGCGGGGAGTTATCAGTTGCTGACGTCCAAAGACGATCTAAAAAATATCGTTGCGCCAGCAAACGCTATTTCTTCGCTTGCGTGGGCCGGGAATACCGTCACGGTGACTCTTTCAGAAAATCATGGCTGGTCCATTGATGAAACGATCCCTGTTGTGATTTCTGGTGCTGCGCCTGCTGCTTATAACGGGGCATATACAGCGTCGGTGACAGGCGAAAAAACGTTTACTTATCCCCTGAACAGTGATCCCGGTACAGCAACGGCTACAGGTACCGTAACGTCTGTTGCCGCCGGAGAACTCCAGCAGATGAACACCACGTACTGGGCACAGGGGACCAGCCGGGCGGTTTATGTCCTTGAGCTGGGTGAGATGAATGTAAAATCTGCGGTTGCGGCCCTTGGTACGTTCATTGATGAAGATACTTCTCTGGGAAACACATACCAGAAATTTTTCTCTTACCTTGTGCCGAGGGAATGGGACGCCGAACCGACCTTTAAAACGCTGGCGAACAATTACACTTCGCCCGGCGCGCTGGTGAAATTTTTCGTCACCACCACGATTGCGACGTACCAGGAATGGGTATCCGGCAAATATCCGAATGTCTTTGCCGGGGTTGAGGCGCCGTCAATTGGCGCAACTGAGTTCTCGATGGCGGCACCGTTCCAGTCCTCACTGGCAAACGATCCGGGGTCATCAAACATGGTCCCGCCGATGGCATACCGCTTTATGTATGGCGTAACGGAGTATCCGCCGGCAGGTAATGGTACGTTGCTGAAAACCCTGCAGGATAACCATATCAACTATATCGGCACGGCGGCAGAAGGTGGCCTGAGCAATAAAATGCTGGTGGCCGGTCACATGCTTGACGGTATGCCATTTAACTACTGGTACTCGGTGGCATGGTGTGCAATCAACCTGGAGCTGGATCTGGCGAATGAAGTGATTAACGGTTCTAACACTACTGTTAACCCGCTTTATTACGATCAGCAGGGAATTGGTCGCCTGCAACGACGCGCTTTGAAAACTCTCCGTTCCGGTATCAGTTACGGGCTAATTCTCGGTCAGGTGATTGATACGCAGCTCACGCAGGAATCGTTCAACGTGGAATATGAAAAAGGCTCTTATGCCGGGAACGCGGTCATCAACGCAGTACCGTTCGCTGACTATACCAGCCTGAATCAGTCCGATTACGCCGATGGAAAATATAACGGCCTGAGTGCGGTTGTCACCCCGCGTCGTGGTTTTGAGTCCATCACTTTTAATCTCAACGTGACCAATTTTGTGGGGGCGTAATAAATGCCAAATCCATTAGTACCGCAGGGCTTTCTTAACCGTGTCAGGGGTGCGGTGACTGTCACGGATATTCCGGCGCTGAATGTCACCGCGTCATTTCTGGGTAAGGATGCGATCAGTATGCGGCCGGATTCGGCTGCAACGGACATTATCCCCACACTGACCGGAACCGTGGGGAGCCAGGTACCTTATCAGCAGGTAACGATCACGATGCATTTACTGCGCACGCAGGGGCTGGCGGCGAGCTATCAGAACCGTTTCGCTTCTGATACGTCGCTGGGAGAGGTCGTTATCACGCCGGATGCCAGCACCTTCGGAAACTACACGGTCCTGAATGCATATCTGGTGAATTTTAATGAACTGACCATCAACGGTATGGATGCCGGCTCACTGGTGTATCTGCACGTTGTGCCGTTTCCGTATGAAGTCGTTGAGGAAAATTGCGTACTGCTGGGGAATCTGTTCAATAATTTTTTCTCCCTGGTGGGTTCGGTAGGTGCGCCCCGCGTGGCGGCGATGATGCTGCGAAAAATCATCAAAGCGCGGCAGGAGGCAGGAGATCTTCAGCCAGGAACGCCGAATATTGTCGATGAGATACAGCGTCTGACAACGGTCATCTGGAACGATAACGGAACCTGGAAAACGTCTTCGCTGGAGGCTGCATTCAGGCAGGAAATTATCACCGATGATGAGTACCGGGAAGTTGAGGGCGAGGTCGTTTTTTTTATGGTGAGCTCTGCCATTCAGAAAGCGAACCTGATCGCACCGACGGTGGGGAAAGCGCTCGATATGTACAGTGGGCAACTTGTGTCATTGAGCGCTATGGCGTATCGCGATTCTTTACCGACGTCGAAAACGGTTACCGATACCCCGACCCCGGAAGCCCTGCCGGAACCCTCACACATACCCTCCTGACATGGGCCTCATGCGAAGGCTTCAGTCACCTCTGCCGTGAACTGGGCTGCGGCGAATATAAAAGCCCGCTCCATTTCCGGCAGCGGTTCATTCTGGAGGAAATAAGACGCAAGGGGTATTTCAATGGCGGCTAAATCCATTGTCGAAATTGATGTTCAGGACGAGAAATTTCAGTCGTTCCTGGAAAAATTCAATGAATACCAGAAAGCACTCGGCGAATTACCTGAACAATGGCGGGGGGCGGTTCACGGACTCGGCGAGGCCGCAAAGGAGACAGAACGTGTCCGGGATGGTACGGAGGGGATTACAAAAGCGTTCGCTGATGGCGTTGCGGCGTTAGCATCTTTTAATGACGGCCTCGATCGACTCAACGGTAATCTGGAGAAGGCCACAAAAACCCAGACGGAGTTTAACAAGAAGTCCGGCGGTGCGCGCAATTTCCTGAATAAAGCCAGCAAGGATGCGAAATCGCTGGCAGGTCATATCAAAGATGCCACAACCAGCCTGCTTTCATGGGGAACCGTTCTGGGGCTTTTTTCCGGGCTGGCTGGTGCGGGCGGTCTGTGGGGGCTTAACCACCTGGCCGGCAATGCCTCCGCACAACGGTTTACTGCGATGGGGCTGGGGACGACGGCAGGTGGACTTAATTCGACTGCTGTCGATTTTCAGAAAGCGCTGGGTAATCCTGTCGGAACTCTGGGCGCCATACGTGATGCGCAGCTTGATTTGAGTAAACGCTGGCAGTTCCGGGCAATGGGAGTCGATAACCCGGACAGGGATCCTGCTGAGCTTTTACCTGAAATGATAAAAGCGGCGCGTGATATTTTTGTGCGTAACGGCAGCACGCAGCAGGGGGCTGAAGCCTACGGGCTGACGAACTATTTCACCCTTGACGATCTGAACCGCTTCAAAAAAATGAGCGATGAAGAAATCGATGCGATGGCGAAACAAGCACAGCAGGACACCCGCCGCCTTCAGTTGACGGACCAGCAGCTTCGCCAGTGGCAGGATTTCAACATTCAGCTCGACCGCAGTAAGGTCAGTATCGGGAATACGTTTATCCGGGGACTGGCACCGCTGGCGCCGGAGCTGGGAAAACTTTCGGATGCCTTTTCCGGCGCGATTGAAACGGTCCTTAAATCGCCGGAACTGGGAAAATGGATTGATGGCCTTTCAGATGGTATACGCCGGTTTGGTAACTATCTGGCTTCCCCCGAATTCCAGAAAGATGTTGAAGCTTTCATATCCGGTGTGGAGCGGCTTGGTCGGGTTATCGGCAAAGTCATTGACTGGATAAGTGGTAAATCCGACATCACGGCGGATGACATTAAATCCCGGTCATCGATACTCAGCGACGAGAAGCGCACCGATCCCGTTACCAGTGAAACTTACACCCCGGGTGGGGATGATGATCCGCGAGTGTGGTCGTGGCTGAAAGGGGTAAAAAAATTCTTTGCATCAGGAGATGTTAAGCCGGTCGACGGGAAACAGGCTGATGTTCATGCTAAGGGGCGAACCATTGCTGACAGGTTCAATAATCCTGCGAATTTACGTTATGCCACAGGTTATGAAACCGCCAATACCAGAAGCGGGAAATTTGCTGTGTTCCCCAGCCTGGATGAAGGCGTTCTCGCTGCTGCAAAACAACTGCAAATATACGGCACAAAGGGCATCAACAATATTCACGATATTATCAGTAAATGGGCTCCATCTAACGAGAACAATACGAAAGCATATATCGGGCATGTTGTGAATGCGACTGGCCGTAGTGAATTCGAAAAGCTGAATTTAAATGATACCCGGACGCTCGCGAAATTAATTACTGCCATGTCAGTAAAAGAAGGTGCCGGCTCCCGATTAAGTGAAGAGAAGGTCATTCAGATTATCAATAATGCCGGAGGTCATTTTCAGGAATCGCAGAAAAAATCTTTGCAGGATATAAATCCATCCGACAGCGTGCGGGAACAATATCTTGCCCAGTATGGTTCTGAATTGCCCGGTACCAGCACAAGTAACCCTGTCGTACAGCCAGTGCAGCAGGGTTCGGGGAAAACTGACCAGATACTGCAACAAATTCTGGATAACCAGAAGCGTGGTCATGCTCAGGGACTTGTTGTTTATAACAATACCGGCGGTAATGCAGTTGTATCCAGTACGCAACTTGGAGGGTTCGGTTAATGTCATTTACCCGCGAGCTCTACAAGCTCGGTTTTGAAATCTCCCCGGTTATTCTCTGCGATGGTGTGGCGCAGAGTATACCCGGCGGCATGTTGCCGATAGTCGCCCTGACCCAGAGCGCCAGCTACGTTTCAGGTCTGATGGGGGGCGCTATTGAACTGACGGATCTGGATAAGTATTTCTGCCACTGGCGAGCGGCGCCCGGTGGGACAATGGTTGATTACGACATTGGTCGTTATCCGTTTGCAAATCAGGCGGTGGCAGCCAACGCGCTTCTCTCGCAGCCGCTGCGCATTCCAATGCTGATGGATGCGCCGGTAAATGAAAACACTGGCGCTATGACAAAGCTGGTCACGCTGAGTTCGTTGCAGGCCGTATTGCAGGCACACGCCAGTCTTGGCGGAACGTTTATTGTGGCAACGCCAGGTATTATTTACAGCAACTGCATACTGAGAACGGTGCGTGATGTTACCGGATCGAATGATGCCTTACCGCAGCGGCAATGGTTATGGGATTTTGAGCAACCACTGCTTTCTGAAACCGGGGCTGAACAGGCGATAAACAGTTATCTGGGCAAGATTGATAACGGGGACAAGGCAACAGAAAGCGCCTGGACCAGTACCATCTCGGCGATTGGTAATACCTCACTCGGCAGTAGTGTATCGGGTGCGGTTATTGGCTTAATCGGAAAACTGAGCGGGGCATTTAATTTATGAGCATGGCGTATTATCCCTTCTCCGGTAACGAACAGAAAAGCATGGTCTTTACTCCCGTTCTCGATGGTGAAGTTTATAACTGCCAGACGAAATGGAATATTGCCGCCCAGCGCTGGTACCTCAATATCACGGATAACTCAGGCCGTCGGCAACTGACAATTCCGGTTATTGGTTCCCCAAAGAATTACGATATTAATTTACTGGTGGGGGCATTCAGCAAAACCAGAATGGTATGGCGTGTTTCTGACGGTCAGATTGAGGTATTTAACTGATGCGTTTCTACGACATTCAGATTTTTAATGCTCCGGATGCTAAGGGCAACCCCGGTACGCTGTACAGACAGTACAGTAGCATGAAAAACGGGGTATTTAACCCGGGGTGCCTGATGGTTGAATTCGACCTTCTCCGTTTTGGTGAATCCACTCCCAAAGGGCAGAGCTGCATCACTGTCTGGGGCATCAGTCCGCAGGAAATGCAACAGGCCAGACAGGATATGTTTGGCATGACCATAAAAATGTGGGTGGGAATGTCAAAAGGGTTGCCGCTGGCGAAACCGGAACAGCGTGGACTGGTGCTGGAAGGGACCATCTGGCAGGTGCTGGGAAACTGGCAGGGGACCGAGTTACGGCTGGATCTTATTGTGACCGCCGGCCCTGTGTCTGACGTTAACCCACTACCGCTGGCACCCGTAAATTTAACGGTGCCGTGGAACAAAGGGGTTAAGCTTTCTGTCGCGCTGACGCAATGCTTTCAGACGCTGGGAGGTGACTATAGGTTCTCAGTCAGTATCAGCGATCGCCTGGTGAATAATTATGACAGCAATATGTTTTGCGGCAGTCTCCAGGAGCTTGCGACCAGACTTAACTCGCTGAGTAAAAGCATCATTAAGGACAGTAATTATTCTGGTGTTGAAATAGCGATGGTGAACGGCAGGGAGATCCGCGTATTCGATAACGATTTTGTTAACCACCAGGATAAAGATTCCAAAAAAAGCGCCTCTTACAGAAGTAAAAATCCCGTGCAAATTGAATTTACCGATCTTGTTGGTCAGCCGACATGGATCCAGTTTGGTACGGTATCCATTCCCTGCGTTATGCGCAGCGATATTCAGGTGGGCGATTATATCCGGATGCCGAAGAAATTAAGGCCGATGATCCAGGCATCGTCATACTCACAGTTTCGTGATGACTCGGCTTTTACGGGGGATTTTCTGGTGTCTTCGGTCCGTCTGGTGGGTAACAGCAGGCAACCGGACGCAAACAGTTGGGTAACTGTTATCGAGGCGCATCCAACAGGGGGGATTGCTGCAACATGAGTATAAATAAAAAACTCAATTTTGGCGGCAATATGAATAATTTCGCTGACCAGAAAATAGCCGCCGCTATGCAGATGGCCGGAAAGATTTTACCCGCAGAGGTCGTCAGTCAGTCCGGGAAAATGGTCACTGTTACCTTTTTGCTGCGGGACATTCCCTACACGTTACCTCAGTTGACCATTCCGCTATTCGGCCCCCAGTACATCAGATACCCGATGCAAAAAGGAGATAAGGGGATAGTCATCCCGGCGGATACCTACTTGGGTGGCGCCAGCGGCCTCGGAGGGGGAACGGCTGATCTGACGCCCCCCGCAAATCTCAGTGCGCTGGTGTTTTTACCCATCAGTAACACGGAGTGGGAGAACGTCGATGGTCAGGTACTGACGCTGTACGGGCCGGAGGGGGTAACCATTCGTGATGCGAAAAGCAACACTACGTTTCTGCTCACACCGGAAAGTATCACGATTGCCACACCTGAAAAATTCGAAGTGACGGTGGGCAGTACAGTTCTGACGCTCACCGCTGGTACCTGGTCGCTGACAGGGCAGAGTGGAACACTGACTGACAGTGCGGCCAGCACCAGCCCGAAAATCATGCTGGAGGGCTGGGAAAAGCTGGTTCAGTGGGTTAACAGCCACAGGCACAGCAATGGTAATGACGGACAGGATACCGGAGGGCCAACGTCACAATTCAACGGGAGTATTACCGAATGAGGACATACGGACGAGATAAAGACGGGAAGTGGGTAACGGTCACGACTGACGAAAACGGGTTTAACGATTCTGTGTATCTCACAACGCTGGTGCAGAATCTGAAGCTGTCCCCGCAGGAGTCCCCGTTTTTTGCTAATCACGGTATACCGGCTAACGGCTCAGTTATTCAGCAGATACTGCCGACTTTTTATGTTAACCGGCTCCAGCAGCAGTTCAGCAAATATTTTTCCTCTCTACAGATTGCGCTGGCGGATGTTGATCCCCCTGTTTACAACATTTCGGCGATTACTAACTCAGGCTCTAAAATAGTGGCTCAGGTGTATGTATGAGTGATTTACCCATTAGTTATGATATTGCCGGCCCTGTTCCTAAAACGACGGATGAACTCCGGCAACTGGTTATTGATACTGCAACAGCGCTGTCCCCGGGGATAACCACAAATCTACCAGGATCGCTGATTGAAGATTTGGTCAGTACGAGCGTCGGTGCGCTTGTGGTATGTGATCAGGCGCGGGTTGACCTGATTAACTCATGCAGCCCGTATTCGGCAAATGTACACCTGCTGGCGCAACTGGGTGATATGTACGGCGTTCAGAAAGGGCAGGGTACCAATACATCGGTTTATGTGGTGTTCAGTGGCCCGCCCGGGTTTGCTATACCGAAAGGTTTTATGGTCGGGGATGGAACCTACACCTACACCGTTCAGCGTGACACGATGATCCCGGAAAGTGGACAAACGGAGCCTGTCTATTGCCTGGCAACAACCGGGGGCTCCTGGGCAGTACCTGCGGGAACTGTAAATCAGATAAAAACCTCAGTACCGAATACATACAACCTGACCTGCACCAACCTTACCGCTGGATTACCCGGCGCGCAGGAACAGACTTTTTCTTCATACCGTGCCCAGGTATTCCAGGCGGGTATGTACGGTGTACAGGGAACGCCTGACTGTTACCGGATTGAACTGAAAAATGTTTATGGTGTACAGGAGAATCTGATCTCATACCGACAGGCATCGCTGGGGGCATGGGTAGCGATTGCTGGTGGCGGCGATCCTTATGAAGTGGCTTACGCTATCTATAAAGCCGTGCCAGATATCTCCGTACTGACGAATGATGTAGTGAATCCATCAGGCGCTGCGGTGGATAAAAAAACGATACCGATCATTGTGTATCCGGATACGTATCACGTGCCGTTTGTAGTGCCATCATCACAAAACGTTACGCTTTTAATCACCTGGAATACAGCCTCAACCAGCTATATCGATCCAACCGGGATTGAAAAAGCAGTGCAGCAAAGCATTGCTGATTACATTAACGGAATTGCAACGGGTGAACCAATAAACATTTTCCTGATTCGGGATATTTTTCTTAATCAGGTTAAGGGGCTTGTATCTTCAAACCTTGTATCAATGATTGATATTCAGGTTGGAATAAACGGAAAAATTGTCCCACCTGCAACCGACTCCAGCCTGGTTTATGGTGATACTTACGCCTATTTTTCCACTTCATCTTCACAAATTCAGGTTAAGCAATATGGCAGCTCTTCTTGAAAGCATTATTCCGGCCTACCCCTATACGCAATATAATGACGATCCGGATATAGTTGCCTTTTTTGATGCTTATAACAAACTGGCACAGGGGTATCTTGATTACTTTAACAACCTGAATTTACCTTGCTGGACCTCCCCGGCGATTACCGGTGAGTTGCTGGACTGGATTGCGGCGGGTATTTATGGGGAATCACGCCCCTTGCTTCAAATCTCCGAGGATGCCATTGCTCGTGGGGCGTATAACACTATTGAGTACAATAATGTCGCGTATGCAAAACTGAGAAATTATGTTCCCGGCTCAGCGTCATATGTTCCGGACGACTATTTTAAACGGATACTGACATGGAATTTTTATAAAGGCGATGGTTCGCACTTCTGTATCAACTGGTTCAAACGACGGCTTGCACGCTTTATACATGGAGCTAACGGAATAGACCCACCTGTACAGTCCACTTTTGATATTAGTGTAATGCCCGATAAGGGCATTTTTTTTGTCTCCATTCCTGACTATGGCGATGGTGTCGGACACTTTCTTAAAGATGCAATTGACCAGTCGCTGGTGAAACTCCCTTTTATTTATACCTATTCGGTAACGGTGGTTGAGCAATGATTATTGGATTCGGAAATAATGTCGTCTCCTCACTGGCGGCTGATATTACCGCCAGCCAGACGACCATTCAGGTGATGCCTGGTGCGGGAGCGATGTTTGCTAATTTGCTTACCAGCGATTATGCGAACAGCTCAAACCCTCTTAAAACTTACGCCAAAATTACACTGACAGACGCAAAAGAAACAGTTTTTGAGGTATGCCATCTGACAGCAGTTAATAATGACATGCTGACGGTTATTCGCGGTCAGGAAGGTACAACAGCGAAGGGATGGTCACTGAATGACGTTATAGCGAATTTTGCGACGCGAGGATCTGAAAATCAGTTTGTACAAATTGAAGAGCTCCAGAGTGGGCACTATGTCGCTGGTGTGGCCGGAGGTACAGAAAATAATCTGACGCTGGAGTTACCAGCAACTTATTTCGTCAATGGTGGAGTTGACTGGACATTGCGCACTCCACTTGTGGTTATTCCGGCGCTAAACAATACTGGAGCCAGCACTCTGCAACTGACGATGGGGGGGCGTGTGCTTGGCAAATTCCCACTATACAAGGGGAATAAAGCAGAGTTATCGGCCAATGATATTATTAAAGATGCTCCTGTCTTATGCGTTCTGGATAATACAAAAACCTATTTTTCTGTGCTTAATCCCCTGGAGATTTATTTGGGATCACGGTATTTGCAGAAGAACCAGAACCTGTCCGACGTACCGGATAAGGCCAAAGGTCGGTCCAGTCTTGAGGTCTACAGCAAAACCGAAAGTGATGAAAACTACATGGCTAAAAGCCAGTGTGGTGCGGATATCCCGAATAAGCCGCTGTTTGTACAAAATATCGGAGCGCTTCCTGCCAACGGTACGGCTGTTGCAGCGAACAGACTGGCATCACGCGGTGCGCTTCCGGCACTGACTGGTGCGACAAGAGGCAGCGATAGCGGCCTGATAATGGGCGAGGTTTACAACAATGGCTATCCAACACAATACGGGAATATTTTACGTCTGACCGGAACCGGTGACGGGGAGATATTGATCGGATGGAGCGGGGTTAATGGTGCTCCTGCGCCTGCATATATTCGCAGCCACAGAGATAACGCCGAGGCTGAGTGGTCCGAATGGGCAATGCTCTACACCACACTAAACCCACCTCCGGATTCGCATCCAGTAGGGGCGGCGATTGCATGGCCGTCTGATGCTACTCCGGCAGGTTACGCTCTGATGCAGGGGCAGTCCTTCGATAAATCTGCTTACCCGTTACTGGCTATAGCGTATCCGTCCGGCATTATCCCTGACATGCGAGGCTGGACAATAAAGGGTAAGCCCATCAGTGGACGTGCTGTACTGTCGCAAGAAATGGACGGCAACAAATCGCACTCGCACACCGCGCGGGCGCAGGATACTGACTTAGGGACAAAAACTACCTCATCCTTTGATTACGGCACGAAATCGACCAATACCACGGGCAATCATACTCACCAGTTCGGCGGTTATATCAACTCATACTGGGGAGATTCCAATCACACCTCATTTCAGCCTGGAGGTGGTGCATGGACACAGGCCGCTGGCGACCATGCGCATACAGTTTATATCGGAGGACACGAGCACACCATGTATATCGGTCCACACGGACACGTCGTTATTGTGGACGCAGACGGTAATGCGGAAACCACGGTTAAAAACATTGCATTTAACTATATTGTGAGGCTGGCGTGATTAAATTAATTCTTTCAGCACCCGTGCCAGCAATGGCCGTGGCTTTTGAACATTCTTTTCAGAATACCGAAAATGTGGAAATTATCCCAGGACCGTTTGAAACCATCACTCAGTTTGACTGCATGGTCAGTGCGGCGAACTCTTTCGGTTTGATGGATGGCGGCGTGGATGCTGCGATAACAGCATATTTTGGGCCGCAGTTACAGGAACGTGTACAGCAAAATATCATCCGTGAATATCTGGGAGAACAGCCTGTCGGCAGCGCCTTTGTTATTGAAACGGGTAACAGTAAACATCCGTGGTTGGTTCACGCCCCGACGATGCGCGTTCCGCTGATAATCGACGGCACCGATGCGGTTTATAACGCAACACGGGCAGCGTTACTGGCAATTTTTCAGCACAATAAAAGCGCCGGGGAAGGCCGGAAAATCAAATCGGTTGTGTTCCCTGCGATGGGGGCCGGGTGTGGTAAGGTATCACCGGATAGTGTCGCCCGGCAAATGAGGCTGGCGTGGGATGGTTTTATTAACTGCGCCACGGAAATTAACTGGCAATACGCCAGCGCCCGCCAGAATGCTGTATTCAGCACAACGGCATACTGTCCGTCAAAGACGCTTTGCCCGAACGCCAGAACGGAATATATCGGTTTTGGTGATTACAGAACGTATTGCAAAAAATCAGGTAACACCTGCATTAGTCCCCGTCATCAGGTTGATGATATTTATATTGGTGCACATAGCCATGCTGTTTCCCCCGGTACTTATCCCCACAGCCATCACCTGAATACAGAATATTTATCCGGAGTAAAAAATGACGTTTAAAATGAGCGACACCCCACAGACAATTAAAATTTTTAATCTTCGTTCAGATACAAACGAATTTATTGGCGCAGGTGATGCATATATCCCGCCGCACACAGGACTACCGGCAAACTGTACTAATATCGCCCCTCCTGATATTCCCGCCAGTCATATTGCTGTATTTGACGCTGAAACCCAGACATGGAGTTTGCATGAGGATCACCGCGGCGAGATGGTTTACGACACAACAACCGGCAATCAGGTTTATATCTCCGAACCCGGCCCGTTGCCCGAAAATGTCACATCAGTTTCACCAGGAGGTGAATACCAGAAATGGGATGGTAAGGCGTGGGTGAAGGATGAAGCTGCGGAAACAGCGGCCAGACTTCGTGAAGCTGAAGGGACCAAAAGCCGTCTTTTGCAAATGGCATCGGGGAAAATCGCGCCGCTTCAGGATGCGGTTGATCTTGGACTCGCAACAGATGAAGAGAAAAGCCAGCTCGCCGAGTGGAAAAAATACAGGGTGCTGGTAAACCGGGTGGAT